ACACCCTATAGAGAAATTAGAAGTTATTAACTTCCATATGAACCCGCCAATCCAGCGTTGCGCCATTCGAAATTATGTTCTTGATCTCCACAAGCGCGTACCCTTGATTCGGCGTATCGTAAAACTGATCTTCATAGCTGTATTCGACTCTCTTCCCGCCCGAGTCCCTGAGCCTCCCCTTATACCCCGGCGTTTGCACCGCCTCTTGCTTTTCCCTCACGAGCCTACCCTTTGGACCCAGATATATCTTCTTCATCCCAGGGTCATGCGCTCCTTTATGCTTATGCCCACCCCAATAGAGATCAGCGATGAACCCGCTCCTCATCCTTTGCAAATCGATCATACCCTTCGTCACATACGCCCCTCCACCTTTCCCGTGATGCCTGAAAATATCGAACGTATGTGTCCCTCTACTCTTCTTCCCTTGGCTTCCTTCCTTCACCAACAAATACCTGATGAACCCTCTATAATCGCCTACGTGCACCGGCTCCAAGCCTTTCGGTCTTTCCCTATTGAGCAAGTGTGCCACGGCCCTAAGCACATCGAACGAGTGATACTTAATAGCACTTGTCTCATGATTCCCCGCAGCCACCACATCGATTAGCTCGTTATAGGGCCGTAGCTTTTCAAAGAGGTATTCCACCTGCGCATTCATCAGGTCATTCCGTTGTGGCTTCGCCCCATCCTTCTCCTCTTCGAACTCCTCTTTAAGCAACCCCATCACGCCCGGATGATACCGTTTGACATCACCCGGCAAGATGAGGTCCACCAAATCTCCTGCGAAGTTCATCCTTGCGCCCACCCTCGCAGCCGCCTCCAAGTCTCTCTTTAGGAGCGCCTCTTCTTGATCTGCCGCAAAGTAGTGAAGGTCTGAGAAGAGTGCGATCCACTTTGTATCTCCCGGTTTATACTCAATCTCTTTAATAAACACATCCATAGCCTTACCCTCCTGCGATACCGAACATCGCCTTCAGCCCCTCACTGACGCCCCAAGCCTTGAGCGTTCCATTCTCCCTATCTTCCTTCAGCGCCTTAAAGTCCAGCCTACGTTGCGCCAAGCGCAAATCCCTATACGCTCTCTTCTTGACTTCCTCTTCTAAGGGAACGTCGTGCATTTCCGGGGGGCTTGCATTAAGGATGATCCCATTATCGGTAAAGATGGCAACGTGCACCACTCTCCCTTTCTTATCGTCCCACCAGAAGGCGAGGTTTCCGGCCACCGGCTCCCCATCCAGGGGCACCGTCCACTTTGCGTAGAGTTCGTGGGCAGTCACCCGCACCGGGTAGCCCATGAGCCAAAGTGCCCAGAAGACGCTTCCCGAGCAGTCGGTAGACCCCACTACTTCGTCACCCCACCCGTAGGTAGAACCCCAAAGCATCCTTGCAAGGTACGCCATCCTCTCCCTCTCCACCATGCCCTTCGCATGGTCCAAAATACGTTGCGCCAGCGCGCAAACTTTTTCGTCCATAGCTATCTCCTTCCTTGGACATAAAAATAGCCGACACACTGTCGGCCTATAGCGGGGATAGGATTCGAACCTATGATCTTCTGGATATGAGCCAGATGAGATACCACTTCTCCACCCCGCCCTTTCGAAGCAGCGGAGGGCGTGTCGGCACCCTCCACTAAGTAAGGAGGTAGTGACCGCCCCGACAGGCGGTAGCAGATGAAAGCTCCGGGGAAGCGGCAAGGGTGGGCACCGCTCCCCGGTCGCCGGGCTCATAAGGAAATGGTATGGTGGAGTGTTGCTATTGTCAAGAGGGATTTGGCGGTGTATACTTTTTGGTATGAAGGGTGAACTTGCCAAGGCTGTAGAGGGGCTTAAGGAAGTCGGTGCTACAGACGATGAGATTAGGGAGAGTCTCTTCGATCCGCTTGTGGCCGACGCCGTAAGTACGTTGAGGAGGGCTATGCTTAACTCGCAGGACGAGAAGTTGGCGGTGAATGTGGCCGAAGGGATTCTCGATAGGGCGGGGCAAGGGCGCAAGAGCAGTTCGAGTGGGGCGCAAATAGTGATTAGTGATAGTAACATTAACTTGTTGCTACAAGCACAAAAGGAAGCGTTGGAGGGATGAGTGAACAAGCTGTATTGCCCGGATTGCGGGAACGAAATGCACATAACGATGTACGGGATGAAGTGCTCAAACTGTCAGAGGAAGGTAAAATATCAGGAAGCGATGTCGCTGCGGATAAAGAGCTTAGAGGAGCCTACCGACAACTCGCACGAGAAAGCCTCTATTTCTTTGTCAAAGGTGTACTCGGTTACCCCGACCTTGTGAGGGACTTTCATAAGCCCTATTGTGACTTCTTGCAGAACCTTGAGAATAGGCGAACGCTTGACTTGATGCCACGGTCAACGTTCAAGACTACGGTGGGAACTATAGGGTTCTCGGCGTGGTATTTGATAAACCATCCAGATGACTTTGTATTGATAGCAAATCAAACCGCGATGAACGCCCAACGGATGCTTAGTGAGGTGGCTCAGCACTTTGAAGGGGGGAACCAAATGGTGAATTGGCTCTTCCCAGAGTTTGTGAGGCCGGGAGACAAGTGGAAGCCGTGGAACTCGGAGCAGCTTACGTTCCCGGCGAGGACTGTGCTTAGGGGAACGCCGAGCCTTACGGCGTTTGGCGTGGGTGCGAAGGCTGAAAGTAACCACTTCCATGTGATTATTAACGATGACTTGATCGGAAAGAAGGCTATGGAGTCGGAGCTTGAAATGGAAAGCACGATTCAATGGCATGGGTACTCTGTGAGTCTCTTTGTGAGGCCGCATTTGGGGATAGAAAGGGCGCACGGGACAAGATGGGGGCTTACCGATCTTTACTCGTATCTGATGGATACGGGGAATTACCAGATTTTCTATAGGAAGGCGATGAATGAAGACGGGACAAGCGCCATTCCTGAGTTGATTACGACTGAGTTTCTAAGGGAGCTTAGGGAAAACGACTTCGCTAAGTTTATGAGTCAATATCAAAACGATCCTGTGGCTGAGGAGGCTCTTGATTTTCAACGACATTGGCTTAATTACTACTCGCTGGTGAAGACGCAAAGGGGTCCGGCGTGTGAGTTTGAGGGTGAGACCTACTACGTGGATGAAATGGATGTGCAGATGTTCGTTGATCCTGCGGGGAGTGGGGATGTAGCCGGGAAAGTAACTACGATGAGGCAAAAGGCCAATAATGCCGTGATGGTATGGGGGCTTCACGGGAGCGGGAAGTACTTTTTGCTTGATTCGTGGACCGGAAGGGGCGTGGGGGAGAACCCTGAGAGGCAAGTAGCCCTTGAAATGCTCAAAATGTATGTACGGTGGAAGGGATACGTTCGGAAGGGGCACGTTGAGGCGTATGGAGCGCAACGGGCACTCATAACTGTGTTCAATATGGTGGCGAGAGAAGAGGGTGAGGCGTTCAAGATCAACGAGATCGGCAGAGGGAACGTCAAAGCAAAGCATGTGAGGATTCGAAGCTACATTGGACCTGCCGCGCAAAACGGACAAATCCATGTGAGAAGGGCACACGACCAGTTTATTATGGAGTTTTCGCTTTTCCCACAAGGTTCGTTGTATGATACACTTGATGCGAGCGCATGGGCTTTCGCTACGCTGAAGAGGCCGGCAAATGAGGTGGAGCGGAAGGTGACCAAGGAGCGGCATGACCGCAGGAGACGGATGCGGCTAAGGACCGCGAGTAGGACGGGGTATTAGTATGAGCGATAGAATGAGAGAAGACGAACCGTTAGAGCAAAGCGGGGGGAATGACGTAAACGTTGCTACGGGCGGGGGGCAAACCTTCCAGACTGTGGAGGATGCCGTTAAGAACGCTCAACGGCAAGTCGAGATTCCCGAGGACGTTAAGGACGATATTGCGATCTATCTCTATGATGAGGTGGAACGGGCCAAGAGCGATAGAGCTGAACTTGAGGAACGGCTCATAGAGTACACAAGGCTTTATGAGGCGAAGCCGGAAGTGGAGACCAAGAGCTTTCCGTGGGAAGGTGCGAGCAACCTTGTGGTGCCGGTGGTGCCAACTGCGGTGGAGGCCGTGCTTTCACGGTTGTTGGATTCCATCTTCGGGGGTAAGGTGATATGGGAGCCAAGCGCAAAGAGCGCAAAGTGGGGTGACCTTGTAGACCCCCTCGGTGTGTGGCTCAACTGGGTTGGTAGGAACGTGCTGAATATGCGGAAGGTAGCCAAGGACTGGTTGCTTGGGACCATTAAGCATGGGACGGGCATTACGAAGCTAACGTGGGAACGGAAGCTCAGGAGGGTCGTTTATGCCGAAGGAGAAAGTGAAGTCGAAGAGATTGTCGTGGTTCACGATGGTCCTCGTTTACGCGCAATACCTCTTGCTGATTTCTTTGTTAGTGCCGATGCTATTACTACTAAGGATATCCAGAATTGTACTTGGGTTGGGTACCGGAGTTACTATACGTGGAAAGACCTCAAGGAGGGTGAACTCAGCGGGGAGTTCATCGAAGTAGATCGGATCAAGAACTTCAAGCGTAGCTTTGGTGAGCCGTATGAAGATCAGGCGCAAGAGGCTTCGGGCGTGACGATCTCGGAGTACCAAGACTACGAGATTTGGGAAATATGGCTGAGTTATGATGTGAAGGGCGACGGTATTCCAAGTGAGATCGTCGTCAAGTTTGAGCCTACAAGCCGTGTGGTGCTGAGTGCGGCGTACAACTACTTTAGACATCAAGAGAGACCGTTTCATCTTATACCGTATATGCCGAGGGAAGATTCGCTCCTTGGTATTGGTATTCCTGAGATGCTCAAGGACATTCAAGACGAGATCAGCACGATTCATAACCAACGGATTGACAACGGTACGCTTGCCAATACACGGGCGTTTCTACGGAGACGAAGTGCGCTGGTGGGGCAAGACGAGATTTATCCGGGTGCGTTCATTGACGTGGATGAAATGGATGATGTGGCTGAGCTTAGGTTGGGGGATGTTTACCCGAGTCAGCTTCAAGAGGAATTGCATAGTAACTCGATTGGTGAGAAGAGGACCGGTGTTAGTGATTATACCGTGGGGCGGGAAAGCGCCGCGATAGGGTCACGCGCTACCGCAACGAGTACTATGGCGTTGCTCAGGGAGGGGAACAAGCGGTTTCGGATGACCATTCAAGAAGTGAGGAACGCGCTTTCGAATATCGCGCATCAAGTGATTATGCTCTACCAGCAGTTTGCGCCGGAAAGTACCGTGATGTACGAAATGTTCTCGGAGAAGGAGGCGCGGATTGTAAAGCAGTTTCTTACGTTGCCAAACGACCTGAGTCGGGCGAACGTCGTGGTGGATACCCCGGCAGTGAGCGAGACCGAGAATAAGGAAATGAAGCAACAAACGATGCTTACGTTGCTCGGGGTCGTTCAACAGTTCTATCAGAGTTTGTTTCAAGCGGTGGGGATTGCGAACGATCCTAACGCGCCGCCTATGGTTAAGGAGCTTGCCAACCACGCAGCGAAGACTGGAAGTAAGCTCTTTGAGAGGGTGCTTGAAGCGTTCGAGTTTAGGGATGCCGATAGCTTTGCCCCCGATATGGAAGCGTTGCTTCAACTCGGAGGGTATGTAGACCAGATGAATCAAATGATGGGAGGGATGAATGGCGCTAACGGACCAGGAGCGGGAGGACCTGCTGGCGCTTCGGGCGGACAGCCGCCTATGGGAGCTGGTGGTCAAGGAGGCGTCCCGGTTGGAGGGGGTGCACCTGGACAACCTCAAAACGGGGGAGGAGACATCTCGGCTTTACTATGAGCAGGGGTATCTTAAAGCGATGAGTGATATGGTGAATACACCAAGTCGGTTGATTCAAAGACTGAAGGAGAAAGAAAATGGGTAAGAGTCCGTTGTTTGCGGGGCTTCCTGACGGGTTGCCTGATGATGAGCCGAAGGAACAGACGAACCTTCCGCAGGAATTGCAAGGGAAAAGCTCAAGTGAAGTGTACGAGGCACTTCGACAAGAGAATGAAAGGTTGCTCAAGGAACAGGAGCAACGGTTGAAAGCGCAAGCGTTCGATGAGTCAAAGAAGGCGCAACCGCAACAAGCGCAACCGCAACGAAGTTACGCACCACCCCCACCCCCGAATTATGCGGCGTATGGTGGAGCGTCGGAACCCGACATCTATAGTGATCCTGAAGGGTTCATGGATAGACAACTTGAAAAGCGGATGGGTCCGGTAGTCCAACAGACGTTTTACTCGATCAAAGAGAGTAACAAGAACGCCTTCATAAGCCAGATCGGGCAAGAAGAGTGGGGCAAGTATGGTGCGGAAATCGAGCAGTTTGTGGGTGGACTTTCGGGCCAAGCACAGATTATGCCGCAAGCCTACAGTACGGCGTATAACTACGTGCGGAGTATGCATCTCGACGAGATCACCACGAGTAAGGCTGAGGAGCTTGCAGAGCAAAGGTTACGGGAGAAGCTCGAAAGCCTTGGAATTGATCCTAACCTTGCCGCTGGCACCGAGGGAACAATGGAAGAGAGAATACAACAGGCGGCTGACGAGCAAGCGGATAGGGCGAAGTACCAACGTAGCTCGCTCTTCCAGTCGGATGTTGGGACCATCACAAACGTACCGAGTGGGCGGTCGAGCGTGGAGAGGAAGGCAAGCCCGTCACGGCTGACGAATGAGGAGAAGGCGCTTGCCGAGGCGTTTGATATGACCGAGAAAGAGTATTCGGAATACAAGAAGCTGAATACCGACATCTTTAGCACAATGGAGAAGTAAGATGGATGCTAACAAACTGAGAGAGGCGGCAAACGTAAGGGATGTGTTGCCAAGCGGTGACGAGCTTGTGACGATGACGAAAGAGCAGCTTGAGGCGCTCAAGAGCGAGATCAAAGGCGAGTTTGAAGCACGGATGATTGCCGCCGAAGATCGCGTGGAGAAGCTACGGCTCAAGTATGAGTCACAAGAAGCAGAGAGTTATGTGAATCGGAAGGGTCAAGACCAGCGGATTGTGGTGCATAGCAGAGCTATGGGACCACCCGATAGAATGGACTTGATTGCAAACGAACATAGTGATAAGCTAAAAGGGAAGGTCGCAAGGTTTGTAACTGAGCGGCCTGAGATCACCTCGTTGAGGCGATCGCAAGGGTACGAACCTGTTCGTGACGAGGACGGTAAAGAAGTTCGCTATATGGATGGCGTTCTCATGGCTATGCCGGAACGGAAGTACCAAGAGGAAATTGCCAAACCAGTTCGGGAGCGTAGGGCGTTGAACAAGAAAGCCGCCGTAGAGCGGTTTAAGGGAACGGCGCAAAACTACGGATTCGAAGTGGAAGGCGCAGGAATCCAATACGATAGAGGAGACGAAACATGAGTAATTCTGTTAAGTCGAAGTCTTGGGTGCCGCACTTTGCTCTTGCGTATACTACGACTGGTGGACCCCCGGTAATTGAGCATAAGGTTATTGCTTCCGGGCAGACCATCGAAAAGGGCATGGCGCTCACGATCTCCAGCGAAGAGGTTTCGGAGGCGGCCAGTACTTCTGGTACGCTTTACGGGATCGCACTTGCTGATGGTGCCGCTACCGAGACTATTCCGGTAGCCGTTGGTTGTCACACCAACGTCTTTATCGGGCGGGTAGACGCTGATGCGTCGAGTCTCACTACCCCGCTTGAGTGTGACATTGTAGAGGTCAGCAATGACCATAGGGTTGACATTGGGGCGTCCACAGAGGACGTGCTTCGTGTCATCGGGAAAGTACCTGGGGATGACTTCACTGATACTACGTATCTTCCGCGAGTCTTCTTTCAGATTTTGCGCTCGTCTTACGACGGTCGTGTAGCGGCGCGATAAGGAGTTAAGTAATGCCTACGACTACTGCTGCGTTTTCAAAACTACTTGCTCCGGGTCTCCGCAAGGTGTTCTTCCAGAACTACAAGATGTTCCCCGAAGAGTACTCGAAAATTGCGAACGTTGAGACCTCGAAGCGAGCGTATGAAGAGGAACTGACCACGGCTGGTCTTGGTCGGTTTGAAGAGAAGCCCGAAGGACAGTCGATCACTTACGATGATCCCATCGAAGGTAATGTCAAGCGGTACACTCACGCGACGTTTGCACTCGGTTTCCGGGTGACCCGTGAGATGTACAACGACGACCTGTATGGGGTCATGAAGAAGATGAGCAAAGAGCTTGCCATGGCCGCACGGCAGACGGTTGAGCTTGAGTTCGCTTCGCTCT